GCCCCCCACCGGCCAGCAGGGCGGGTTCGCGCAGCAGCCCCCGCAGCCGGCGGCGTTCGGTTCGGGGAACGTCCCCGCGGCCGCGCAGGACCCGTGGGGGACCGGGGGCGCCCAGCCCGGCGAGCCACCTTTCTAATCGAGAGAGGAGGACACCATGGGAACAGTCAAGCGCGGCCTCATCGCCGCATGGCACTGGATCAGGTCGTGGATCTGACACCCCAATAGCCAGGTGGCTGGCCCCATTGCTGGGCCGGGGCCAGCCACCACCCCCAACCCAAACACCCCAAGGAGGACCCCATGAAACCCGCCCCCACATTCTGGCAGCGCCTCGGATACGCCGTCGGCCTCACCCTCGCCCTCACCGCATGCTTCGCCGTCATCAGCGTCATCCTGTGGATCATCACCGCCACCTGGCGCGCAATCATCGGAGGCTGACCGTGGCGACATACGACCCCGACCAGCATCGAATCCAGTGCGGTGACCACTACCTCCAGCCGGAAGTGACGGCCGAACTCTACGCGGTCGGAAACAGTGAACGACCGCACCACGTCACCCGAGTCCACTGGGAGCAAACAGCCATCATCCGCTGCAAAAAATGCGGCCACGAAACCAGCACGGACAACATCACATTCCGAACCCAGTAACCCCAGGAGAATTGAAATGACCAACTGGCCCGACAAGCCCCTCATCCGCATCATCCGTGGCGAGATAAATGGGAAACCTATCGCCAATAAGATAGCCACAAGAACAGAAGGGGGGAACTTCGCCATCGCGAACCGTCTCTGCGTGAACAACCACGACGGTGACAGCATTTCAGAGTGGGAGGAGGTTACGGCCGTCCCTACCGCCGCGCTCAAGCGCCTACAGGATGAGTTCCGGGGAGTCGACGTAATCAAGTCCCTGGAGCCGCCCCTCCTGGAAGTCCTCTCCTACCTGCCTGCCGACAAGCCCACCGCCCTCGACAGGGCCGTCACCAGAGTCAAGGACGCGGGCGGCCCGATGATCTCAGGGGGAGACTCGAGCGAGAACCGACTCTCCCTTCTCTTCGACGCCCTCGCCTCAATCGCGGTCGCGACCAATAAGGCCGCCCCGCTCGCCATGGTCGCCCGCATCTGCGTCGACTGGGCGAACCTCGAGAACCCGCGCCGCGACTCCCTGGAGGCCGCACGAGAGAGGACCAAGGTGCTTTCCGACCCAGGAAGCTTCATCGTCCTCTCCACCCTCGTAGGGGACGTGACTACCGCCCTGTGCGACAACTTCTCGCCGCGTCATGACCTCATCGACGTCGCCACCTACGCCCTCGAGTGGGCCGCCCACATCATCGAGGAGGAGGACAAGTGAGCGCCTGGATTCACTGGATCCTAACGGGGCTCGCGCCCCTGTGCCTGAGTGTCGCCCTGTGGCTCGCGCTCATCACGATCAGGGGCCTCCGCGAGCGCGCCGAGACGGCGGAGCGGGCCGTCCAGCAGATCGCCGACGCCATCCGCGACGCCGCCAAGCGCGCCAACAACTCAACGAAGGAGGACTCCCATGCCTGAGATCTCTCGCGAGGTGGCCCTGTACTACGTGGCGAAGTCGGTGGCCGCTCAGGCGATCCTGGCTGCCGTCGCCGGCCTCGAGTCCGAGTGCTCAATCCTCATCCCGCACCTGACACTGGAGAGCCGCCAGGCCATCGCCAAGGAGATGCGAGCCATCGCTGCCAGCGTGGACTGCGAGCAGAGCCAGCACGACCTCGCTAAGCAGGCCCTTGAAAGTGAGGTGCTGGCCGTGCAGCGCGTGCAGGCCGGGGGAGGCAGCCTGACGCCCATCCAGTTCCCCGCCCACCTCATGGAGGGCCAGGACGGTGACTGAGGCCCGCACATGCCCCGTGACGGGGGAGCCGCTGCGGGGTGACCGGTACGTGAGCGCGACGGCCTGCCAGCGGCTCGACGAGGCCGCTCAGGGCGTCGTGGCGCTCATGGACGCCCTGGACGCCGCCAAGGCCGGGCTGAAGCGCGGCCAAGGCGGCGGGGCCAGCGTCACCCCATGCAGCCGACCCCCGGTCCGCTTGGGCGTCATCCAGGCCGCGAGCGCACACGAGAGGACCCTCCTGAAGTGGGCGAAGTGGGCGGCGTGCGACCTCCTCGGGATCGCCACGCCGCAGACGTGGGGAAGCGTCGCCTTCGCGCTCAGGGGCGCGTCCGCGCACCCCGGCCGGCCCGAGCTAGCCACCCTCATCCCTGAGGTCCTCGCCGCCATCCGGGCGCTCACGGCGCTCGTGGACGTCCCCGAGGACCATCGGTTCTACGGGCGGTGCCTCACCGACCTGGGGGACCGGGGAGTGTGCGACCAGCCCATCTACGCCGCACCGGGGTCCTCGTGGGCCAGGTGCCCGGCCTGTGACACCCAGTGGGAGTTGCAGCCCCTCCTCGCGAGCCACCTGGAGGCGGCCGCCGACTGGCTAGTCACCCCCGACGAAGGCGCCCGGCTGTTGACCCAGGCGGGCTACCCCACGCGGGCGGCCACCATCAGGCTATGGAAACACCGCGGCCACCTCACCGACACAGGCGGCCGATACCACGTCGGCGACCTACTCGCCGCCGCATCCAGGCGACAAGCCGCATAACAAAGAGGCGCCCCACCAAACCGGTGGGGCGCCTCCCTCGTTTGCGGTCAGCGGGCGTGGCGCTCGACGATCTCCCAGAACTGGCCGCCATCGATGTCGGAGTCCTGGCAGTAGAAGACACCCCCGCCCTCAGTGACGAACATGGTGATCGTCTCGTCAGCGATGGCGTCGACGTCGAAGGCCTCATCGATGGGGCCAGTGATATCGGCGTTCGGCTCAAGGACAGCGCGAATCTCGCGCTCAATGGCCTCGTTGCGCGTGGTGTACAGGGTCATGACTGGTCTCCTTGGGGTGATGGGGTGGGTCGTGCCCGGCGGGGGAGTCGAACCCCCGCTGCGACCATCCGGGCGGGTAGGCGGGTCAGTCGGCGGTCTCGGGGTCGTAACCAAGGAGGGCGGCGATGGCGGCGCGGAGGTCATCGTCGGTGGGGTCGTCGTCCGGCCCGGCGGCCACGCGCCCGTTGACGATGAGGCCGAGGTCGCGGCTCTCCTGGACGTACTGGCCGCGGGGGCCGACGGCGATCGCGCCATCCACGAGGTCGGTGACCTTGATCTGCCCGGCGGCGGCGTAGTCGATGTTCTTGATGGTGTTGAAGGCCTTGTGGATGGTGCTCATTTTGGGGTTCCTTTCGTCGTTCCCGATGGCTTAAGTGTATGCCCGCATACCCAATTGGGTCAAGCCATCAAGATGTGCGCTGCCACACACCAAGCCAACGATCCACCGACTGCCGAGTCACCCCAGCCGCCAACGCCACCGACGCCTTCGACGCACCGCCCCGCACCGCAGCCACCACCGCAGCCCGACGCTCAGCCTCCACCGCCTCCAGCGCCTCACGCACCGCCTCCACCTCACAACGCAGACGATCCAGCTCCAGCAGACTCGGCCGCTCACTCGTGCTCACGATGTCCTCCCTGACTCTCCAGAAGCGAATACTTCCAAGCGTCACAGATGCCTATCATGGTGAAAGTATTGCCCCTCATGAACACCTCATAGGCATCCACCTCACGCTCGACGTAGTCCATCGACTCCACCTGCGCCAGCACCAGCCAGGACCCCAGCACGTCACCCGGCTTCTCATCTGCCAGGTGCGCGGCCAGCGCTTCCTCCAAAGCCCGCTTCGTCTCGGCACTCACTGTCTACTCCTTCCAGGTCGGGCCCGGCCCCCGCGATGAGGGCCGGGCAGGTGGGTGGTCAGTCGTCCAGCATCGCCCGACGGTAGGCGTTGATCGCCTCCGTCACCGCCGGGTCGGGGTGGCGCATGGACGGGACGTCTAGGCTGCCGTACATCTCAGGCGTCCACTCCTCGCGCGGAATGTAGCGCTCTACCGCCGGCCAGCAAGACGACTCCTCCGTCGTCACGAACCGGCCGGGCTTGGTCTCGATCACGAAGGCCGCCTCGACCTCGTCGTCGAAGGCATCCAGGTGGAGGCGGATCACCGCACCGTCGTCAGCGGTAGCGACCAGGACAGTGCCGGGGTAGTCGGAGGCGGTGGCGGGGTTCCAGTTGTAGTGAGCCATGGGGTGTTCCTTTCTGGGGTGCCCACCCCATTTCGGGGCGGGCAATGGGGGTGTTCAGTTGGTGCGAGCGTTGGCGAGGGCGGTGGCGATCATGCGCTCCACCACGCCGGGAAGATTGAGGAGGGTGGTGTCCTCGTAGGCGAGGGCGCAGTTCACGCGGTACATCGCGCCCGGGATGGGGTGGATCGTGGCGAGGCCGCCAGCCCAGTGGACCTCCACCGCCTGGCCCTTGCCACCAGGGTTGTCCTGGATGGTAACGGCGTTGCCGAAGTGCCTGATGAGGTAGCTCGCTGCAACAGTAACGGGGGTCATTTCGGGGTTCCTTTCTGAGGTGGGGGTGGTGTCAGTCGACGTCGTAGATGCTGAGGTCCATGCCGACGATGGCGGCGGCCTGCTCGTCGTCCATGGTGTCGCCACCCATGGCGTTGGCGAAGCGATTGCCGTCCTCGGTGCGACCCCAGGCGGGGATGTGGTAGAGGCCCTGGGCGTCGTCGGCGTACTCGAAGAGTGCCCGGGCGATGCCCTCGCCCTGGCGGTCCTCGTTGACCTCGACGTTGAGGATGAGGCCGGTGGTGTGGGCGATGAGGTAGCCGACCTCCTCGCCGTCGTCGATCATGGAGTACCGGGTGCCGGTGAGGTTGTCCTCGCTGTAGTGGCTGGTGGTGATTTCCATGACCGGTTCCTTTCTGTCCGTTCCGATGGCTCTAGTGTATGCCCGCATACCAATAGGATGCAAGCCCAGGGGGTGAGTGTAAACAGTGGGGTAGGCCACAATGAGGGGGTGGGGCTACAAACAAGGGGGCTCCCGTCGCAGACACCCACCCCTCTCGAAACAGGGGGCACCCCCGTCAAGCAAGGGGGCAGGGGTATTGATAGGCGGGGGAGGGGGCGATAGACAGGGGCACCCCCATCGAAGACCACCCCACCCATCGATACCCAACCGTGACACGCCACTCACCATCACCACTTGCACACCGCGACTGAAACGCGCATCATACGAACATAGGCAAACTGTCAGAGCCCAGCCAGACCACCAGTCTGCTGGGCTCCACTGTTGCCACCCTTCTGGGGAGAAGGGAATGGGGAGAAGCGACGCGGGCCGCACGTGCACAGCAGCACGTCGCGGCCCGCGTGCGCACACGCGCGCGCGAGGAGGACACGTGACCACCTCACGCACCGGCACCACGCGCTGGCTCCACAACGCAGCAGCAGCCAAGCGCAGCGCTCGCGCGGCAGGACTAGAGCACTGTCCCATCTGCCACGTCCGCCTCACCTGGGACGCTGGCCTACTGCCTAGTAGCCCTGAGGCCGACCACATCGTGCCTCACAGTCGAGGCGGAAACGACTCATTAGACAATATTCAAATCATCTGCCGAAAATGCAACCAGAAAAAAGGAAACGGCAGAAAAGCCAAGCCGCCGAAACGGAAACGTTACCAAGCGGCCAGAATTAAACCAACAACCGACCACGAAACATGGTAGAGTAGCCGCACAAACACCGGGACAGGGGGGATATACCCCCCGTCCGGCCATTATCGCCCCCCCGTGGGTATAGCGGCATCTCTCCCCACTGTTTTTTCCCAAGGGGGTGCTTATGAGTGCCGCGAGAAAACTCCGTGCCGTGAAGGATGGCGAGACGGCCCCTAAGGCCCCTGAGGGCGTCCTGGGGGCGACGGAGCACGGGGACAGTAGGGACGTGATGGTGGCGATGCGCCGCCGCCTTGCTGCCGCTGTGGACGCCCCTGAGACACCCCCACGCGACCTGGCTGCCCTGTCCCGCCGCCTGCTCGAGGTGGACAAGACCATCCGGGAGATCGACCTGGCTCGCGAGGAGCGTGAGCGGCAGACGGCGACGGAGGCGACGGAGGATGAGGATGGGCTCGGCGACATCTGAGCCCCGCCTGTCCGACATCGCGAAGCACTTGATCCTGCCTGAGGGCATCACGTCCACGGGCTGGCCGGCCGTCAGGGACCGCGCCAAGCGCTTCGGCCTGGGCTTCGACCGCTGGCAGGATGGGCTGGGGCGCGCGATCCTGGCGAAGCGCAAGGATGGCCTGTACGCGGCGGGGATCGACGGCGTGCAGGTCTCGATGCCTAGGCAGGTCGGGAAGACCTACACCTTCGGGGCGATTGTGTTCGCCCTGTGCACCCTCCAGGAGGGCCTGTTCGTCCTCTGGACGGCGCACAGGACGCGCACCGCCGATGAGACGTTCGCGGCTATGCAGGGCCTCGCTCTGAAGCCGGAGATCGCCCCGTACATCGACGGCAGGCCGAGGCAGGCGAACGGCCAGCAGCAGATCAGGTTCACCAACGGATCCCGCATCCTCTTCGGTGCCCGAGAAGGTGGCTTCGGTCGTGGCTTCGCTGGCGTCGACATCATCACCTTCGACGAGGCTCAGATTCTCGGCCAGCGCGCCCTGGATGACATGGTGCCCGCGGTCAACACCGCCCCGAACCCGCTCATCCTGCGCCTGGGCACGCCCCCCAGGCCGACGGACCCGAGCGAGGCGTTCAGCAGCTTCCGCAAGGCGGCGCTGGCCGGCGAACTGGCCGACGGCCTGTACATCGAGGTTGGTGCGGATGACGACGCCGACCCGGATGACCGGAGGCAGTGGCGGAAGGGCAACCCGTCGTTCCCGCACCGGACGCCGGAGTCGGCGATCCTGAGGATGAAGCGGCAACTGGGCCCCGAGTCGTTCAGGCGCGAGGGTATGGGTATCTGGGACCCGGAGGTCGCTAGCCAGGCGATTGGCCGTGAGGCGTGGAACGCGCTGACGGTGGATGAGCCGCCGTCTGGGCTGCGCTGGTGCGCGGCCGTGCGCTTCTCGGTGGACGGCTCCACGGTCGCCCTGGCTCGCGCTGGCCGGAAGCCTGAGCGTAAGAGCGAGGCGGTCTACGGCCAACTGTGCACCTCCCAGGGGGTGCGCAACATGGGCGAGGGCGTCCACTGGATCCTGGACTACCTCACCGAGCATCGGGACCGGTGGGCGCAGATCGTCGTCGACGGCAAGTCCGGCGCGGGCGACCTGGTTGACCGGCTCAGGGCCGCCGGCTTCAGTCCGAAGACCATTTGGACGCCGACGACGGATCAGGTCATCGCCGCGCACGCGATGATGGACGCCGCTATCCGGGACCGGTCACTGTCTCACCCGGACGACGCCGAACTAGAGGCTGAGGCCGCCGTCATCAGTCGCCGAAAGATCGGCGCTAGCGGCGGGTTCGGCTGGACCGCCCCTGAGGGGATGACGTCGGCCGGGATGGACGCACTGACACTGGCCCACTGGGCCACGAAGACAACGAAGCGCAGGCCGCGCGAACTGGCCGCTAGAAGTGTGGGGGTGGTGATGTGATGGACCAGTGGGCCTACTACTCCCCTGTCCCTACCGACGTCCGCGGGCTCACCGAGGATGACGCCGCCCTCATGGTGAGGCTCATCAAGCTGTGGCAGAAGAAGAGGTCACGTAACGCTCTGCGCCGCCAGTACCGGGACATGCAGGTGAACGTCACCTTCCTGGGCGCCTCCGTGCCCCCCTACATGCGGGACCAACTCGACATCGTCTGTGGCTGGCCGGATAAGGCCGTCACCTCCCTGGCGTCCCGCTGCATGTGGGATGGGGTGACGTCGCCGTCGGGCGAGGAGGACCCCCTGGGGGCCATGAGCCTCCTGCACGCGAATCGCTTCGACCTGCTGGTGCCGGAGCTTGTGGACGCGACCCTGACCTACTGCTGCTCGTTCGTGGTGGCTCTGCCGGGGGACCCGGCTGCGGGTGACCCTGACGTGGTTGTGACGGGCGCTGACGCCCTGTGGGCCACTGGCCTGTGGGACGTGCGCCGTAGGGGCCTGGAGGCTGGCCTGCTGGTGGACTCCGCTGACGATAACGGGAAGCCGACGTCGATGCTGCTGCTGACGTCTGAGCATGTGACTCGCCTGGCCCTGGGGGACCGGGGGTGGGTGGCTGTCGCCCGCATGGATCACTCCCTGGGGCGGGTTCCGATGGAGCCGCTTCCGTACCGGCCCGCGCTCGGCAGGCCGTTTGGGCGGTCGCGTATCAGCCGTGAGGTCATGTCCATCACGGACCGCGTCGTCCGCGCGGGCTTCCGTACCGAGGTCAGTAGCGACCTGTACGCGGCCCCGGCGCTGCTGCTGCTGGGCGCTGACGAGACCATGTTCCAGAACGCCCAGGGCGAGCGCACGCCACTCTGGTCCTGGTACATGGGGCGCCTCAAGTCGCTACCGAAGGACGAGGACGGGGACAAGCCTGACCTCCAGGTGATCCCGCAGCAGAGCATGGAGCCGTTCTTGGCGATGAAGCGCGCGTTGGCGGCTGAGTTTGCTTCGGCGACGTCGCTGCCGATCTCCGCGCTCGGGATCGTCCAGGACAACCCGTCCTCGGCTGAGGCGATCTACGCCGCTAAGGAGGACCTTGTCATCGAGGCGCAGAACACCACCCGGTCGATCGGCTACGGCCTGAACCGGATCGTGCAGGACGCCATCTGCCTCCGCGACGGCATCCCCGTGACGGAGATGGACGACGAGGTGCGCAACCTCGCGACCCGCTGGCGCAACCCGGCCATGCCGTCCGTGGTCAGCCAGTCCGACGCGGTGGTCAAGCAGATTTCGGCGATCCCGGAGCTTGCTCAGACTGACGTGGCCCTGGAGGAACTGGGGTACAGCGCTGAGCAGATCGTGCGTATCCGGTCGCAGATCAGGCGGGCGCAGGCTGGTGGGGTGCTGGATCGTCTGCTGGCGTCCACGCCCACCCCGGCCGAGCCCGAGCAACCCGAGCCTACGCAGCCCCCTGGGGTGACCGCTGGTGACGACGCGGGCTGACCTGGAGCGCCTGTCTAGCGGCCTGGATGAGGCCACGAGGATGGCGCTGGCCGCCCTGGCGGCGGCGTTCGGGCGCCTGGACCTATCGTCTCCTGAGGCTGCGCGTGATGCCCTCCTGGTGGTGATGCCAGCCATCGCCGCCCAGTACGGCGACCTAGCCGCGTCCAGTGCTGCGGAGTGGTATGAGCGACTGCGTGCTGACGCCGTCGGCGGCCCCTACTCGGCCATCCTGGCTGATGGACCGTCGGATGAGCAGGTGGCGCAGGCGACCCGATGGGCGGTCGGCGGCCTGTGGGGCGCTGACCCGGCCGGGGTGCAGGCCACCCTGGGCGGTGTCCTAGGGCGCCTCATCGGACAGCAGGGGAAGGACACGGTGCACCGAAACGTCGCCGTCGACCCCGCCAAGCCGAGGTGGGCGCGCGTGCCCGGCCCCGGCGGCTGCTGCGCCTGGTGCTCGATGCTCGCATCCAGGGGCTTTGTCTACGCCAGTGCCGCGACGGCCGGGCAGGGGCACGCCTACCACGATCACTGCTCGTGCGTCCCAACGCCATTGTGGAAAGGCCAGGCGCACCGCATCGACGGCTATGACCCGAAGGCCCTGCGCGCCGCCTACGACAAGGCCAGGGCTGCCGTGAAGGCGACTGGTGCCACCGTCGACGACAAGGCGATCACCGCCGAGATGCGCCGCCTCTCACCTGAGACTGTCACTGACGGGATCAAGCCCGCCGAGTGACCCAACACCTACCGAGCCCCTGCCGCGATGGCGGGGGCTTTGTCGTGCCGCGATGGCACCAATCACCGAGGGAGAACCCAATGGACAAGACCACCAACGAGGCCGTGGAGCCGGCCGAGCCCACCGAGACCACGGGAGAGGCGCCCGCGACGGGCGACGCCACCGACACGCTCGGAGACGCCGGCAAGAAGGCCCTAGCCGCCGAGCGCGCAGCCCGCCGAGAGGCCGAGAAGCGCGCCAACGACCTCGCAGCCCAGATCAAGGCCGCCGAGGACGCAGGCAAGACCGAAGCCCAGAAGCAGGCCGATGCACTCGCCGCCCTCCAGGCCGACCTGGCCGCCATGCGGGCCGAGAAGGAACGCGCCGAGGTCGCCGCAGCAACCGGCGTCCCCGTCGACATCCTCGCAGGCCCCGGCGACGACCCCGGCGCGTGGGCTGAGCAGGTCAAGGCGTGGGCCACCGAGCAGGCCAAGCCCGCCGAGGCCCCCGCCCAGCCGGTCGTGCGCCACCACGGCAACCCGCCCGGAGCGGGAGCCGCCTCCCTCGATGAGCAGATCGCCGCAGCCGAAGCGGCCGGAGACCGGACACTCACCGCCTCCCTGAAGGCCCTGAAGCTCGGCTCCCACTGATGAGCCATCACGAACGAAAGGAACCACCATGGCCGGGATCACTGGCATGGCAACCACCTACAACTGCCCGAACTACGTCGGCGAGCTTTTCGCCGCGTCTCCTGAGGACACGCCGCTGCTGTCCTCGATCGGTGGCCTGACCGGCGGAGTCCCCGTCGGCGGCACCGTCTTCTCCTGGTCCGGCTACGACCTGCGCGACGCCGAGGACGGACGCCAGCGCACTGAGGGCGCTACCGCCCCCGCCGCTGAGGGCCGCGCCCGCTTCGCCGCCAGCAACGTCGTCGAGGTCCGCCAGGAGAAGGTGTCCGTCTCCTACACCAAGCAGGGTGCGAGCCGCCAGGTCACCCCGGCGACCGGGGCGACGACCGTCACCATCGGCGACACTGTACTGCCCGCCGACGAACTGGCCTGGCAGATCAGCACCGAACTGAAGCAGATCGCTCGCGACGTTGAGAAGACCTTCATCACCGGGAAGTTTGCCAACCCGACGGACAACCAGACGCCCCGCAAGACCCGCGGCCTCATCGAGGCGATCACCACGAACGTGGCGACCACCACCCACAAGGCCGCCGAACTGACCGAGGCTGACATCCTCGACCTCATCGAGAAGGTCTGGACGAACGGCGGCCTCCAGGAGGGTGAGACCCGGACCATCATCGTCAACTCCAAGCTGAAGCGCGCCCTCACCCGCGTCTTCATCAAGGACGCCAAGTATCAGGAGGGCACCCGCAACGTCGGTGGCGTCAACCTGAAGACCCTGGAGACCGATTTCGGGGTCATGAACGTGATGCTCAACCGGTACGTGCCGGCCGACAAGCTGATCGTGGCTTCCCTGGAGCAGCTGGCTCCGGCGTTCCTGGAGATCCCCGGCAAGGGGCATTTCTTCGCGGAGCCGCTGGCGAAGACCGGCGCGTCGGATGACGTGCAGATCTACGGGGAGATCGGCCTCCAGTACGGCAACGAGAAGGCTCACGGTGTCCTGACCGTGGCTGCTGACTGACCGGCGCAGGGGCGCCCCACAGTGCGCGGGGCGCCCCGCCTGTCTGAGAGGAGGGGATCATGAGGATTACCTGTGAGCGTCACCCGAATTTGCTCATCACTCACCCGCGGGTTGAGTTCGTGGACGGGGTGGCTGACGTCGACGAGGAGACCGTCAAGGCCCTGTCTCCACTCCTGGATGCGTTCGGGATTGACGCCGCCGACATCGGTGGCGAGCACGCCGAGAGCAAGGAGACCCCGAAGCGGGGCAAGAATGGCTGACGCCTTCGCCACGGTCGAGGACCTTGAGGCGCGGTGGCGTGGCCTGAGTGAGCAGGAGCGGAAGCGTGCCGCCGTCCTCCTGGAGGACGCGACGGACCTCATCAAGTCGTCCGCCCCAAGGTGGCAGCACGCGTCTCTGTCGACACTGAAGCGCATCGCCTGCGCGGTCGTGAAGCGGGCGTTGCAGGCCGAGCAGGGGGCTGCTGACGGGCTCCCTGAGCCGCGGGGTCTCCTGTCGTCGGAGATGCATGTCACGGGGCCGTTCACCGACCAGTACGCCTACAGCAACCCCGAGGGCGACCTCTTCCTCAGGGCGGCTGAGTTAAAGCAACTGGGCGGCCGCCGTAGCGCAGCCTTCGAGGTGGACCTGCTGGCTCCGGCGGTGGCCCCGTGATCGCCGCCGGGCTAGTCGCCGTGACAAGACTCAGGGCGGGCGACGGCGGGCGCGACCAGTACGGTGAGGCTGTCCCCGGACCGGTCGTGGAGACGCCCCTGCCGCCCGCCCTGCTCAACCCCGGCGGCACGAGCGAGCCGGTCACTGCGGGCTCTCTGCCGGTCGTCAGCCAGCCCACCCTGTACTGGCGCGGCAAGCACCCAGACATCCGCTCCAGCGACCTCCTGCGCATCGCAGGCACCACGTACAGGGTCGAGGGTGCCCCGGCGCGCTGGCCCAAGGGCTCCGTGGTCACGCTCCACGCCGCAACCGACCCGAAGACGACGGGGGGTGCCTGATGGGCGTCGTGAGATTCAAGCTCGACCGCAAGGGCATTCAGGCGCTCGTGTCGTCCGATGAGGCCCAGAGCGTCGTCAATGAGGCCGCCGAGAAGTTGCGTGCCCGCGCCGGGGACGGCTTCAAGGTGCACTCCTCCAACAAGGGGAAGCGCGCCCGCGCCTACGTCCACGCCGGCACGCGGGAGGCGGGCCTGGAGCAGATCAAGCATCACACCCTGGAGAGGGTGCTGGGCAGCATCGGGGGTGGCTGATGGCTGGCACATCCCGGGACACGAAGGCCCTGGTCATGGCGGCCCTGAAGGCCGCCCTGCCTGACGTGCAGGTCGCCTCCACCGTCCCCTACGCGAACGGTGACCCGCCGGACCCGCTGGTCCTGGTGATCGCTACGGGCGGGCAGGGCCAGCACCACCGGGTGCTCTCCACCGGTCAGGTCACCATCGATTCCTTCGCTCCCACTACGGGCCAGGCAATGCGCCTGGCCCTTCGTGTTGATGCAGCGATCAACGCCCTCGTGGCCGGTCACGACCACCCGGTCACGAAGGTCACGGGGAACGCCCCAGCAGAGTCGCCCGACCCGACTATCACGGCCGCCCGCGCGACGGCCACCTACCAGATCACCACACGGAACCAACCGTAAGGAGAAGCAAGATGGCAGTGAATGCCGACAACGTACTCGGCTTCGGGTCGGACGACGACAGTCTCTACCTGGGCGCCTACGACCCCGCCCTCGCCACCAAGATCCAGGGCCTCACCACCGCCGTACCCACCAGCCTCAAGGACTGCGGGTGGCTCAGCGATGACGGTATCAAGCTGACGATGGACGACTCCGTCACCAAGATCAAGGGCCACCAGGGCCACGGTGTCGTCCGCACCTTCATGGACTCCTCGGAGACCGGCCTGGAGGCCGCCCTGCTCGAGTCGCAGTTGGACATCGTGACCCGCTTCCTGAACGCCACCGCGGAGAAGATTCAGGAGCAGATCGGTGACGGCCCGCAGAAGACGGACGTCGCCAAACTGACGGCGAAAGCGCAGCGCACGGTGACCGTGCTCAGTGGCGTCCTCGACGTCTTCGACACCGCCTCCACCGGGGACGCTCGCACCCGCATGCGGATCGTGTTCCCCCGCCTCGAGCTCGGTGAGCGCGGGGAGGTCGCCTTCAAGGTGGGCGAGCTGACGGCTTGGTCCTACAAGCTGAGCGTCCTGGGTGACTACGTGATCTACAGCAACGCGAAGTCGCTGATCCCGGCCTGACGGCCGCTCTAGCCCCCTGCCCCGGCGCGGATGGTCGGTCCCTGCGCCGGGGTGGGGTCACCACTATCTGGGACCGCCACCACCGAAAGGGACCGACAGATGACTAGCAAGAAGACGAGCAAGACGGCCGAGCACGCCCGCGAGATCGGGGCCGCGACGCCGAAGGACTTCCAGGAGGCCGAGGCCAAGGGGGGCGGCGTCGTCGAGGTGACCGTTGACGGCCTGACCATCGCCGTCGACCCAACCGCTTTCCAGTCCGACTGGGAGGTGATCGAGGCGCTGGCCGCCATGGAGGATGGTAGCGCCTCCCCGGCCGCGATGATGCGCGTCACCAGGGCTGTCCTGGGTGACGCCTACGACGAGGTGAAGGAGCACGTGCGCGACGGCGGCAAGGTCAGCGCGGACGCGATGGGCACCTTCCTCCAGGATGTTTTCGAGGTCCTGAACGCGGGAAACTGATGGCCCTCCCCGCGCTCCTGCGGGAGCATGGGGAGGAGATCGAGGCCGACCTGCTCAGGGTCTATGGCGTCGACCTGCTGGACCTGTGGAGGGGGCGGCTGACGCCTAGGCGGCTGCTGGTTCTCATCCGGGGACTCCCGCCCGGCTCGGCCCTGGGGAGGGCCATGGGGGGGGACGTCGCCCTCTCTGACGAGGTGACCGCCACGCGCATGGCCGCCTGGCAGATCTGCTGCTACATCGCCTCCGCCGTCGGGGCCAAGCGGTCCGACCTGCCGAAGCCGCCCGAGCCGCCCGAACCGGGCTGGCAGCAGAAGGCGCGGGAGGCACAGGAGCGGCAGGACGCCAAGGGGCTCCGATGGCTCGCCAGGCACCCAGAACTGGCCGCCCAGGCCAGCACATAACCACAAGAGGGGAGGCCCCACAGCACGCCGCTGTGGGGCCTCCCAGCATATAGAGGAGGGCCTGAATGGCTGGCAGCAATCCCACGGGACACACCATCGGCACAGCCTGGATCCAGGTGGCCCTCTCCACCAAGGCGATCTCCCAGCAGCTCAAGGAGGCCCTGGGGGACGTCGACACTCGGCCGGCTGAGCGCAGCATCGTCTCCGGCCTGGGCGGGGCTTTCCAGAAGGTTGGGAAAATCGCCGCCGGCGCGCTCGCCGTCACCGGCGCTATTGGCCTGGCAGCCAGTTTCTCGGATATCGCAAAGCAGGCTATTGATGCCTCCGACGCGACCAACAAATTCAAGAATACGCTCGGTTTCGCAGGGAAATCCGCGGCCGATATTGATCGGCTCACGAAGTCCACGAAGGACTACGCCGACAAGACCGTCTACGGCCTGAGCGACATCCAGTCGATCACCGCCCAACTCGCGTCGAATAACGTCGCCGGCTACGACAAACTCGCCGAGGCGGCCGGTAACCTTAACGCCGTCGCCGGTGGAAATGCCGAGACTTTCAAGTCGGTCGGTATGGTGCTCACCCAGACCGCTGGCCAGGGGAAACTTACCACCGAGAATTTCAACCAGCTCGCTGACGCCGTCCCCGGCGCGTCCGGGAAACTCCAGCAGGCCCTCCTCGAGGCGGGCGCCTACACGGGTAATTTCCGTGAGGCGATGGAGAAAGGGCAGATCACCGCCGAGGAATTCAACGCCGCGGTGATGGACCTGGGCATGACCGACGTCGCCAAGGAAGCGGCGACGTCGACGGCGACGATTGAGGGCGCCTGGGGCAACCTCGAGGCGGCCCTGGTGTCTGGGGCGATGGGTATCGTCGACCAGATCAAGCCGGCGCTGACTGGCTTCATGGGAAATGTTGCCACCGGGGCCGAGAAGGCGTTCGGGTGGATTAACGACAAACTGGTGCCTGGAATCCAGGGCGTCTGGGACATTCTCTCCAAGGGGCAGTTTGATGGCTCCTCCAAGGTCTTCGGCCTCGAAGAGGACAGCGGGATCGTCGACTTCCTCTTCAAGATCGGGGAGTCCGCCCGGGCGGCCGGCGACTGGATCACCGGCACACTTATCCCCGGAATCCAGGGCGTCGCCAGCATTCTCTTCCAGGGCGACTATCAGGGGCCAGGTTCACTCTTCGGACTCGAGGAGGACAGCGGTGTCGTGGATTGGCTGTTCCACATCCGAGATGCTGTCATCGAGGTCGGCAACTGGGTCAATAACACGTTCATCCCGTCACTCCAGAGCGTCACGTCGATCATTTTCACGGGGGATACGGACAAGCCGCTCTTTGGGCTCAAGCCTGATTCGGCCATCATCAGTTTCCTGGAGGGGCTGCGTGACGCCGTCGGCTGGGTCGTGGATGCTGGCCTGAAACTGAGTTCCTGGATCGTCGACAACAGAGCCCTTTTGGGCGGCCTGGCGGTCACGGTCGGCACTGCTGTCGTGGCCTTCAAGGGCATGCAGGTGGTGATGGCGGTCTCCGCCCTGGGTGGCATCACCCCGATGATTACGTCCGCCGTGACGGGCTTGATCTCATTCGAGAGGGTGACCAATCTAGCCAAGAGTGCCCAGCTCGCTTTCAATGTGGTGTTGAACGCGAACCCGATCATCCTTGTAGTGACGGCTATACTCACTCTGGTCGCCGCCCTGGCGTGGTTTTTTACCCAGACGGAGACGGGCAAGAAGGCGTGGGCGGCGATCACTGACGAGTTCAAGAAATTCTTGGACTGGATTGCACCCTATTGGGATGCGACCCTGAATGCGCTCAGTTCGGCCTGGAATACGGTGTGGAACGCCGTCAGTGGGTTCTTCACCTCCTACGTGGTCCCGGCTATCACGGGCGCTGTGAGCGTCCTGGGGGGCATCTGGAGCGGGCTCGTCTCCATCGTCACTGGCGTGTGGTCGGGTATCCAGTCCGCGGTGCAGACGGTGGCCGACTGGTTCACCGCCTATGTCGTCCCTGTTTTCGAGGCTGTGTGGACGGGAATCAAGATCGGCGTCTGGGCGATGGCGCTTCCGTTCGTCGTGGTGTGGACGTTGATTCAGACTGCGGTGCAGATTGTCGTGGACTGGTTCATGGCCTATGTGGCCCCCGGGCTCGCGACTGTCTGGTCGTGGATTGTGGCTGGCGCTCAGGTCCTCTGGGTTGGTATCCAGACGGTCTGGGGATGGATTCAGGCGGCTGTCGCTGTCACGGTCGACTGGTTCAGCACCTATGTGGCACCGGCGCTGGCGGCAGTCTGGGTCGGCATTCAGACCGGGGCGCAATACCTGTGGGCTGGGATTGTCGCCATCTGGAATGGCATTCAATTAGCCGTCCAGTTGTCCGCGGGTTTCTTCACGACCTATATTCTGCCGACTATTTCTGCCGTGTGGATCGGCATTCAGGTCGGGGCACAATTCTTATGGAACGGGATTGTGACGATCTGGAATGGCATCCAGTTGGCCGTCCAAACCGTGGTCGGCTGGTTCCAGACCTACGTGCAGCCCGTCATTTCGGCCGTCTGGGATGGGATCAAGGCTGGAGCCAACCTCCTGTGGACCGGAATGGTGACCATCTGGGATGGCATCAAGAGCACCGTGAATACGGTCGCAATGTGGTTCCAGAATACGCTCAAGCCTATTTTCGACACGGTTACGGATAACATCAAAACCGCGTTCGACAATATGAAGAGCGGTATTCAAACCATTTGGGATGGCGTGAAATCGGTCGCCGCAAAGCCCATTAATTTCATCATTAATACGGTATACCGGGATGGAATTAAGAAAACGGCTGACAGTATCGCCGACAAGCTGGGACTCTCCCTGAGGCTCCCGGACGTCTCCGCAATCCCAGGATATGCCACCGGTGGCGTCCTCCCCGGCTATTCGCCGGGGCGGGATATCTACCACTTCTACAGCCCGGACGGCGGCGGCGCTATCGCCCTCTCCGGCGGTGAGGCAATCATGCGGCCCGAGTGGGTGCGCGCCGTCGGCGGCCCCGCAGCAATCCACCGCATGAACGCTGCCGCGCGCGGCTCCAGTGGCGGGCACATCCCCGGCGGTGACCGGGGAGCCGAATTCGCTGCCTTCGCGAAGGGCGGCATTTGGGACAAGATCAAGGGGACCGTCAGTGCCGGGGTCCAGAGCGCGAGCGACTGGATCTCCAGTGCTGCGGACGCGGCCTCCTCGATCATCTCCGACCCGCTCGGGGCGGTCGAGAACTTGATTACCGCGCCCGTGAAGCTCCTCATGAAGGGGCTGCCCGGCTCGGGGTTCTTCCACGATTTCGCGGCCGCTATGCCGCAGAAATGGATCGATGGATTCGGGGATTGGCTGAAGGGGCAGACGGCCACCATGGCCGCCAGCGACATCGTGAACGCGGCCAGGATGGCTATCGGCGCGACCTACGTGTGGGGTGGATCCTCGATCCCGCCCGGCGTCGACTGCTCGGGCCTCGTCTACTGGGCAGCCCACCAGATGGGGAGCAACATCCCGCGCCTGACGGCTGCCGGCTACCAGGCGGGCTCTACGCCCGGCGGGTCACTGAATACTCCCGGGACCCTTCTGTTCTGGGGGTATCCGGCGCACCACATCGCCATCGCCTCCGGCAACGGAATGATGGTCGAGGCCCCGACATTCGGCATCCCCGTGCGGGAAACCCCGATCTACGGCAACCCGTCGACCGGCCTCTACAAGTTCGACAACGGCGGCCTACTCCAGCCGGGACTCACGACGGTCCTCAACGCCACGGGCAAGCCGGAACCGGTTTTCACGGGCGGCCAGTGGGACAAGATCGACGACCTCCTAGCCAAGGGGAACGCCGGCGTGCCGGCAGTCCTCGAGGTGCGGGACGTCGACGGCGTCCTGATCGGCCGGATGCAGGTGGAGGCCGACCGCGCGGTCGACCGCGTCGCGTCGGACCTGTCCGGCCGTCGCATCCGCTAACCGGGCGGGGATCGCCACACCAGCGATCCCCGCCCCCTATTCCAGGGGGTATTGAATGGCGCTGACTGAAATGCGGGTCAACCTCTGCCAGAACGGCTCTTTCACCAAAGACACGTTCTGGTGGTGGAGCTGGAAGTCCGAGATCGCCGCCGAGAACGGGCGACTGCGGATCAAGGCGCAGGACGCCAACGGCTTCAACAAGGTCGCGATCACGCAACGCGTCAACTTGGGTGGGCCTGCCGCGACCGACCAGCGCTGGGCGTCCGTCGCTGCCGACTTCGACACGTCCCCCATGGGCGCATCCCTACAGGATGCGGCGATGCTCGCCCTGCGCTTCTACCTCCCGGGGAAGCAGACCGTTCACTACGCAGTCATGATCGGCCAGACCGCGCCTACTGGCCGCGGTCGGCTAATCATGGAGGTCCCGCCCGGCGCGGAGTCGTTCGACGTCTACGTGGGAGTGACCAACCTGGGCAACCGGGTCGGCACGATCTACGCGGACAACGTGCTCATCCAGCTGGGTCCGACGCGTGAGAGCGTCGCCAACACGGACTACTTCGACGGCGACACCCCAACCCGTGAAGACGGGCGGTCCGGGATCGGCTGGCAGCACCAGTGGACCGGCGACAAGCACCGCTCCGCGTCCCGGGCGATCCGCAGTGTCCTGCCCGGTAAAGAGATCGCCATCGAGGACATCAGCGCGGGCGAGGGTCACCCGGCGGTATCCCTCGCCGTCCACGGCGACGGCACCGGCTACAGCGTAACCCGGACCGTCAGGGGATTCACGACCCTGATCCGCGGCGGCGCAGACATCCGCATCTCCAACCTCGACTACCTCGAGGACCACGAAATCCCCCTAGGGGAGACGGTCACCTACACACTGCGTCACGAGGTCACGGAGCAGTCATGGTCGGCGAGCGTCCGCCTGGACTCACCGTCGGCGTGGCTGTCCGACCCCCTGGACTGGACGTCCGCGATCGAGCTGGACATGGGCGACCAGGGCAGGGAGGACATCCCCCTGCTGACGGCAGGCTCCCTGTCCGGCCACAAGTGGGGCGTGGGCGGGAAAACTGTACTGCCGCTGGGGGCGAGGCTGCCGGTCCAGCTCGGGGCTGCGAGGACCGCCCCCGAGGGCCTGAAGGCGATCATCACGACCTGGGACCAGCGGCAGGCTGACCGGGTCGCGGCCCTGGTGGAGCAGGCCGGTGTCCTCCTCCTGCGCGTCCCTCATGACCCGCAGCGGGCGACCCTGTGGGGCGGGTACCTGCCGGCCGACATGCAGGTCGAGTACGTCGCCGAGGGCATCACCCAGTGGGACCTGTCCGGGGGTGTGATCGCGCCTCCGGCGCTGCCGGTCCTGGTGGTCCGGGCCACCTACGACCGCTCGATGGAGCTCGCTGCGGGCGCCACCTATGACGCGATCAAGTCCCGCCTGGGGACCAAGACCTACGCGGACATCAAGCGCCGTCCGCTCCAGATCGGAGGCTGACCATGCTCGCGATGACTGACGCCGCCCGCCAGTCGATCACCGGCACCCGCTCGAGGGAGTCGGTGCAGGTGGACGCCTACCTGGGCGACGACCTGGTGCGGGCTGGCCTGCGCGTGGAGTCCTGGTCCCTGACCTGGGACGCCGGCCGCGCTGTCCAGTGCTCCGGCACCATCAAGATCATCGACGAGGACGGGACGCTCCAGCCCTGGGTGCTGGGTGACACCCTGGGGCCGGGGGCGCGCCTACGCCTCACCTGGATCGCCGAGGACGGTAGCCGTATCCCCCGCGCTGTCCTCGTCGTCACCAAGCCCGAGCCGGAGCAATTCTGGCAACTCACCCGCGCCGGGGGTGTCGAGCGGTGGTTGCCGACCGGCGGTGTCGTCACCTGCTCCGTGGAGGACACCAGCATCCTCCTCCAGCGCGACAAGCTCCAGGCCAAGACGCCCGGGGATGAGCGCTCCGACGTCGTCAAGGAAACGCGCCGTCTCCTGGCTGGGGCGGTGCCGCTCGTGGACGACTCGAAGAACTTGACGCTGGCGAAGGTCGCGGCGGGGACGATCTACGAGAAGGAGCGGCTGGACGCGATCGACGATCTCCTGTCCCACGGGGGCCTGGCTCGCCGCACGGACGGTGAGGGGACGATGCACATCATCGACCCCAAGAAGGGAGCCGACAGCCCCGTCTGGAAGATTCAGGGCGGGGATTTCATGGCCGCACTCGTGTCCCTGTCCCGCTCGATGGACCTGGGCACCGTCTACAACAGCGTCGTGGCCACGTCCCAGGGCGGGCAGGGTGAGCACATCGGCCGCGCCTACCTGGACCATGGCGTCTCCCGATGGGGCGGGCCGCTCGGCAACAGCACCGAGTTCTACAGCAGCCCGCTGATCGACTCGACGACGGCGGCCGAGCGCGCCGCAGCCACCCGCCTCGCCGAACAGACCGGCCCCAAGACCACCAGGCTCAAGGTCCAGTGCCTCCCGCACCCCGGGCTCGAGATCTACGACTGGGTAACCGTCGCGGTCCCCACCCGGTCCGGGCGCGCTATCGACGTCACCGGGCAGGTCCGATCCATGAGCCTCGGAGGAGACGCGCAGAGCGGCGTCGCCGCCAGCACCCTAGAGGTCGACGTCGACGCCAGCGAGATGCGCGCCGTGATCCTCGGGGACAAGGCAGCATGAGCGGGCTCGCCGAGCTGATTGCGGGGATCGGCCAGCAGGGCGGCACCAGCATCGTCACCGGTACCGTCGGGTCCTCCCAGGGGCGCCTGGTGGTGACGATCGAGGGGGTGCAGGTGCCTGCGTCCTGGCTGGACCCGGTGAGCGTCAATCCCGGGGACGCTGTCGTCGTGGCCCTCACGCGGGGGGCGGCCAGCCAGTCCTCTGCGATCGTCCTGGGGCGTGTGACGGATGCGCCCAGGCCGACGACCGGCACCGTCATCAGCGCCGCCAGCGGCCAGGCCGTCGTCCGCACCACGGCCGGCAATCTGTCTGTGACTCACTCCTGGAGTGCGCCGTCGGTCGGGCAGACCGTCTCCCTCATGTGGCAGGACGGGCGCGCGACCACGGTCGGCCCCGTCGTCTGGAAGGAGACGCCCGCCATGCCGGACGTCCTGCCGGCCCCGCCGCTACAGGGGCTGGGTCAGTCTGAGGGGACGGCGGTGATCCGGCCTGTCTACTCCGCGTCGTGGTCGACGCGCCGCTCTGATGGCCACCCGTGGACGGAGCGCATCGTCGCCGGCGGCAAGTTCGCGTCGGTCGGCGCGTGGGGGTACGGCGGCCAGTTCGCGGCACTGAAGGCGATCACGGGCCTCCGCATCGTGGAGGCCCGCCTGCATTTCGGGGAGCGGACCGCCGACGGCGGGGA